CCTCAGCATGTTTATTCTATCATAGGGGGCGCCAGCGGCTAATAGATCAACCCCTAGACAGTGTGTCTAGCTACGCTAAGCATACATGTACAACTCAGGATCGTCGTCCCGATCATTGAGGCAGAGGAAGACCCAATCCTCAAATGTCCACCGCTGCGGCCTTGGCACCCGCACTTGCGTCGCCGTGTAATCACGCGCAGCATCCTGCACCGTATCCTCCAACCACATAGTGGGCAATACCTCCATCTTCTCCTCCAGCCAATCCAGGAACTTATTGAGCCACTTAGCCATAAGGGGGTTGCCGTAGTTGTCGAGCAGATTGCCGAGAGCCCTCTGATAGGTCCTATCCACCCCCGTTGACTTCCTCTCCGGGTAATACATATGAACAAAGGTCTCATGGCAGGGCCGGTAGGGCAAAGCCACCACCCGTGTTCCTGTATCCGTCTCAAGATTATAAGACCGCAGGAACTTACCCAGGTATTGCAAGCCCTGGAACTTCCCTTCCTCCGTGAATGTCTCATCATCCTCCACCATGTCCAGCATCTTCGTGGTGGCGAAGCTCTTATCGCCATAGTAATCCTGGCCAAATGCGTCCATGGAGACATCCGACACTTGCTCCACCGTTACATCCATCAGTAGTCCCTCCGACCCGGTCAGGTTGTCATCGCCCAGAGTCTCAACGGCGGCGTCGTTGACCACCAGTTGGGGGGGGGTATCCGGGAGGACGGCAAAGTAGTTGGTGTACGCAATTATCAGGGAGCAGATGGACTGAATCAGGGTGTTGTGGTTGTGCCCGGATGTTGTTCCGACACTCTTGAACATGAGGTAGCCATCATCCCGCTGAATGGGGGCGTAGATCAGGGATTGAATGACGAACTCCCAGTATTCGTCATACCGATCATCCATACCATTAATGAATTGATGGCGGAGGATATCAACCACATCCCGGATCATATAATCGTCTAGGCTGGAGTCGAATTTGGCGGCGTCGAAACAAAAGAATTTCTTCATTCCGGCATAGCGCTCACTGAACCTGCGCACGTTGCCCTTGAACCAGCCCATCCCCAGCGAGATCGGGAATTGATCCGGGCAATAGGCGGCCGTGAGCAGCTGTTCAGTGACACCACACAACAGGAGGTCCCGCTGGCTGAGCATTAGGATTAGGCGGCCCTTGGGGACGCCAGCTGCGCGGGCGGATGCCTCAGATTGGCCAACGGCCTTTCCACGGCCACCCAAGCGAACGGTGTGGGGGTCAACGGGCACCCCACTCAGAAGTTGAGCGAAGGCCAACTTAGCGTCCACGAGGGCAACCTCTTGCGCCTCGATCCGGCTCTGGAATCCCATGTTCCGGTAGTAGGCTCCCGGGAACTTGCGAGCCTTAAAGCGGACGGTCTCCAAATCCTCGGCATGTGGGAAGATCAGCTTCTGGTCGAGCTTGAGCATTTGGGCCACGGCGGTCAGGGCGAGTTGGTACTGCTTGCTGTACTTCGGATTGAGTTGGCGAGGGGGGCGATCGAAATGCTTGAGGTGGTTCATCTGTACATCATCACAAGGTGTCATGAAGCACAAATTATCCTTGTCGCAGGAGGGGGTCGGCACGCCGTGCAGCTCAACGAACTCTTGTACCAGGGGATCGGGGGGGGCAAAGGAGAAACCGGGCTTGTAGTGGCGATGGAAGTCCGGCACGGTGTCAACACGAATGTGGTTGAAGACCGGTTTGTGACGGAGACGAGCAGCGGCACGGGTTGAGGCTTTGTGGTTAGCCCTCCACACGCGCTGGCGGCGTGTGTTGTAACTGGCGCGACTGTCTTCAGTGCCAGCCACACTACCCGATCCGGCCAGGGAGATGTCATCGTCGGTGGCGTCTTCCCAGCGGCGCTTGGCGCTCATTGCCCGGGCGTAGGTCGAGGAGGGGGAGGGCGAGGGGGTTGTATTAATCGCTGAGGTTAAGCGTCGAAGGTGGGCGTCGGTGGAGAGCAGTTGGATGTGCTGGCTCTGGGGGGTGCTGGCGCCTGAGGTCCGGGCGCGATGGGCGAGGGGGCTTGTCGAGGACGGGGAAGGTGAGTGTGCCCTAGAGCTAGGGAGGGGAGGAGGGGACATCGAACCGTCGGAGCCTTGTCGTGACATGTTGTTGCAGTTTGTTGTCGGATGAGCTTGTGAATTTA